ATTTAAATCATCGTCTCTGGAAAACTAAAGATGATGGTAATATTGAGATTGCAAGGTCTATTAAAGCACGTCAAAGGTTTTATATGAATGTTGTAGACCGTAGAGACAATAAAGTTAAGATTTTGTCATGTGGTGTAAAACTTTACTCCAAGATTTTGGATGCGTTTTTTGATGATGATTATGGGGATTTGACCGAGACGAAGGACGGTTGGGATTTTAAAATTGTAAAAGAAAAAACAGGTCCTTGGCCTTCTTTTGATAAATCTGCTCCAAGACCAAAGAACACTCCTGCTGGTACAGATGCAGAGATTGCGCAGTGGATGGAGGAATTGCATGATATTCATGGACTTATTAAAATTGCTGAGTATGAAACCCTGAAGAACTTGGCAAACTCAATCACCTCTGCAGGCGATGGGCAAACCACAAACCAGAAAACTACAGAGGGAGAGGATGAGGATTATTTGTCCCATCTAAAGAATCTGTAGATATATCTTGTACTAATTAGATATTCGTTCTTTTACGGAGGGAGGGGAGACTCTCCCTCATTTTTTTATGACCGAAACAAACACAAAGCTTAAAATTCTCGCGGTTCCGGCTAACACAGGAGGTTGTAGCTATTATCGAATCATTATGCCTATGCAAAAGTTGGTGGAACATTTCCCTAATGAGGTTGAAGTTAGATTTAATGAAAATCCTTTAGGGGCAACGAAATCGGACGACGGAAGAATCGGTCCTCCCCCTCCTGACTTCGTACCAGAGGATATTCAATGGGCTGATATAGTGTTTACCCAAAACATATCTAATTTTGGGGGTCCTTATACATTAGAGGTATTAAAGACAGCTAAAGAATTAGGCAAGTTCTTTATTTATGACACAGATGACCTTTTAACTGATTTGTATAAGGGTCACAGATTGTACGACTTGTACATAGATAATGGGCTGTCAGAATTGACCAAAGTTATCTACGCAAATTCTGATTTGGTAACTGTAACTCAACAAAAGTTTGCAGAGAGAGTTGCTCCTTTTGTACGGCATAATTTGGCTGTTGTTCGTAACGCAATTGATTATAATTTACCTTGTTGGAATTTGCCTAAGCAAAAGCCTGTTAAAAAATCTATTTGTAGAATTGGTTGGGTGGGAGGAATCCACCATGAAGAGGACGTAAAAGAATTTAAGGGAGTTGCTTTGGGGTTGAATGCTAAAGTAGGACCTGAGAATATTTGGTGGTCCTTGTTTGGAAGACCCCCGATGGAGGAAGGACTACCTCGTGACTGGCAACAGGATGTTTGGGATAATTATACTAAAATTATCACGGGGGGTATGAAGCATAGAAATTTTGGGGTGTACACCGCAAGACCTTCTCATGATTATGGAGGTTTTTATACTGCTGTTGACCTTAATATAGCCCCGTTACAATTTAATAATTTTAATGATTCTAAATCAGAAATCAAATTGATGGAAAGTGGGAGATATGGGATTCCTCTTATCGCGTCTGACGTGGGATGTTACAGTGATATTATTGTGAACGGAGAGACTGGGTTTTTAATCCCTAAGGATAACCCAAGGTCAACTTGGGTTAAAACTTTAAGTAAAGCTGTTAAGGATAGAAAGCTTAGGGCGGAAATGGGCAAAAATCTTAAAAGTATTACAGACGACCTGTATGATATAAATAAACAGATTGTACATCGATTTAATTTATACAAAGAAATTTATGACAAGTGGAAAAATCAAAATACTTAGCGGTTGGTCTGCCCCCGGGGGGTCAACAACTGCGTTTGTGAATCTGTGCAACCTCTTCAACGAGAAGGGGTTGGATTGTACCTTTTATGGTCCCCATGACTGGCATTTAGATAAGTGCCAAGCTAAGACAACGAAGGAGTTTGTGTTGGGTGAGCCGGAAGAGCGGATTATAGCCCATTTTACAAGGCTTCCTCAAAAACCTGACTCGTCTAAAAAAATTATCTTGGCGTGTCACGAAAAACACTTGTTCCCTGTAAAAGATATTATCCCTTTCTGGGATGAGATTGTTTATGTGTCTAACGCCCAAATGTTTTGGCAGGGGGTTTATGGGAAAGTAATTCCTAATGTTGTAACCCCTCTAAGTAAAAAAAAGGGGAAGCCTAAAACCGCAGGTATTATAGGAAGCATCGATAAGAATAAGAATACACACGAGTCTATTCGGAGAGCTTTGGCTGACGGGCATGATACAGTATTGCTCTTTGGACTCGTAACCGACCAGGAGTACTGGAAGCTCAAGATTGAGAAGTTCGTGAAGGAGGGTAAAGCAATTCTTAGAGGGTACGAAGATGATAAACAGAAGATGTATGATTTATTGACTGATGTGTATCACAGCTCTTTTAGTGAAACTTTTAACTTTATTAAATTTGAATGTGAGGGAGCAGGGGTTGAGTATCACGGAGTAAAATCTGCGGAATCCGGGGCAGAAGTATTATCGAACGACGAAATTTTTAAATTATGGGAAAATTGTCTGGAGTTAAAATGAAAATTATTCTCGTAGCACCCCAATCAATAACAAAGCACGCATATGATGTAGAGCCTTTCAGGTTTGATTATGCTTTTTGGAATTTTTATCTCCCCTTAATCAAGTTAGGGCATGAAGTAGAGTTTTTTGATTCTTCTATTTTAGGTGATATAGATTTAAATCGGACGATAAAAAGGTTTAAGCCTGATTTGTTGTTCTGTATTATGACAGGAAGTACTGTGTACTGCCCGAAGGAGCCTTGGACTACAATTCGAAAAGAAACAAAGAAAGGAGACGTGAAAACTTTTAACTGGTTCTGCGATGATTCTTGGAGGTTTGATGGTTTTTCGGCGGAAGTGTGCACGTCTTTCCACTACTGTTCCACCCCAGAGAAGAGATTTGTAAAGAAGTATAAGGATATTGGGTATAATAATATTGTTCACGCTACTTGGCATGCCAACTCTGATGTATATTCAACGCTTTTAAATGAAGAGCGGCGCCATACATTTTCTTTCGTAGGGGGTAGGCATGGTAACCGTGCTGAGTTTATAAAAACATTGCAGTCGAAAAGTTTTGATGTTTTTTCTCCTAGTGATTCGTCTTTTGAAAGTATGGTGTGGGCGTATTCCTCAGCCCGGGCAGGTCTAAGTTTTAGCCAAAATTCTGTTAATTCAAAAACTCAGATGAAGGCTAGGATGTTTGAAGTCCCTGCAACGGGTGCTTTGCTAGTAACAGAACAGACTAAGGATTTGAGGTATAACTACGACCTTGGTGAGGAAATTGTGGTTTTCTCTAATAAAGATGAGCTATTGGAAATTGCGAAGGATATGGACGCGAGGCCAAAGAAGTATAGAGACATTGCTGAAAGAGGACATAAAAGATTTAAAAAGGACCATGATTCCACGGTTAGGTTGCGCAAGTTATTAAAGGATATATCATGAAGTGTTACGTACTTTTTCACGGACAGGGAGGAGGGGCTGGGTCTTGGATATACGAAGGCTATTTTAGCGCCTGGAAAGCACTAGGGTTTGATGTAGAATATTATTCAGATGTGTTAGAAGTAAAGGCTCCAAAGGAATACATTGTAATGGCTACTGAAGGTGCATTAAACCACACCAACCCCCAAACGCTCAAGTTTCTTGAGGGGGCGTCTAAAGTGTTTATGTTTGTACAGCCGCATAAATTCCCCGATAAGTGGGGTACACATCCTAATTTTGTAAGTAAGGCTCCGGACTCTTTTGTTCAGGAGATTAACTCTATGAAAAATGTCCACCTGTGGTCTTTTGCAAACACCTCAGGCGTTGATTTCTGGGATAAATGGAAGACCNTCAACTATGTTCCCTTGGCTTTTGATAGTATTAATTACGAGGCTGAAAAAGATGATATTTTTAAGTATGACGTATGTTACGTTGGTGGGGTTGCTAATAACGGGTTTGACGAAAAGAAAGTTATTATGAGGGACTATTTTACTGAATTAGAAACTTTAGGTGTAAGTTTAGGTATTTTTATAAATTGCGGTATTTCAAGGCAGGAGGAAGCGAACGTTTTGCATAATAGTTTAATCACACTCAACATACATGACAAGTATCAACACGTTCTAGGTTTAGATTGCAACGAGAGAACATTTAAATCATTAGGGTTGAACGGGCTTTTAGTTTCTGATAAGGTTGGGGAGCTGGGGAACCTTTTCCCGGATGTTCCTCAAGCAAGCTCCCCAAAGCAAATGGCGGAGTTAGTTAAAATTTATTTAGAGGACTTCTCTAATTTGGAGGATGTTAAGGCTAGAAATAGGAAGGATGTGTTGGACAACCACACCTACGTTAATCGAGTGGAGTTACTTTTAAAGTTATGACTCCTTTAAAAGTAAGTGTAATTATTCCATGCTACAACGGGGAGGAGTATTTAGAAGAGTGTTTGGACTCCATTATTAATCAGGACTACAGCAGTCTTGAAATTATTTTTGTTGATAACGAAAGCACGGATGCAAGTTTAGATATTGCACGCAAAACCTTGGATTGTCCGGATGTTATAATATCTTCTGCTGAGAATATTTATGAACACACGTGGAATGAGGCTGTTGAAGAAGGGATGAGGTTAATGTCTGGGGACTACTTTACAATCGTCGCGGTGGATGATGTAATCACCACGGACTATGTCTCCAACGTTGTTAGCTCTTTAAATTCTCAAGGGGAGTTGCCTATGTGTTTCCAAAGCCCTATCTTGGTTCCGGGACCAAATCGTGTCGTAGGGTATACGTATGAAGGTATGGAAGACTTTAAAAATCAAATGCTTGTACACTGCGCCGTAAACACTCCCACAGTATTCTATAGCAGAAAACTTTATGAGGAGGGTCACATGTCATACAAATCTGAGAAGTACTTGGGTGCGTCCGACTACGACCTTTACTGCCAACTAGCAGACAAAGATATCCTCATCCACCCCGGCAAAAAGTGGCTAGGGTATTTATACAGAGTGCACGATAAGCAGTGTACTTGGGGAATGGTGAAAGCCTCTCAAGACGGTGGCAATTACGACCAGCGCATTAAAGAGTATTGGACGGAAAAATGGAAAAGTTAAATATTTTAATAACAGGACCTGATGGGTTTTTAGCTAAGGAGCTGAGGGATTACCTAGGAAGAGATTATAAGGTACTAGACTGCCCAAGGTTTGACGTTACTGATGAAAAGGAGCTTGAAAGAATTCTTTTAAAGTATAAGCCAGTAGATGTGGTCATTCATACTGCGGTTCGTGGAGGGAAAAGAACAAAAGAAGATTCATTTCAGGACATGTTGGATAATTTGTCCATGGCTAAGAATTTATTAAACCACAGGGATAAGTACGGAGTGTTATTCTCGTTTTGTTCCGGAGCAGCTTTCGACAGAAATGGAAATATAAGAAATCTTAAGGAGAGCGCCATTCGTATGAGAGCCCCTTATGATTACTACGGGCTCTCTAAAAACATTATTTCCCGTGAAATGCTTAATTA